TAAAGTAACTATATTGGAAAATGTGAAAGGAATTATTTCAGGAAATGCAAAAGCATATTCAAAAGAGATAGTCAAAAGATTAAATGAATTTGGTTACAATGTTCAAATATTTATGCTTAATGCAGCATCAATGGGAGTACCTCAAAAACGTGAACGTGTTTTCTTTATAGCAAGTCAAAAGGAATTGAAATATCCTAAATTGAAATTAGAGTTTAACGAAAAACCTGTACTTTATAAAGAGATTGAAGGTAGTGAAGGCAAAGCAAATAGCGAGCATGATAATAGTATTTGGGAATTAAGAGAATTTGGCGATAATGATTTTGCAGAAACTTTAATGAGATTAGGAAATAAAGCATCGAATTGGAATAGCAAATATATTTATCCTGATGATGTTTGTAATACAATAGCAAGTACATCAGGTTCAAAGTTAATTGAATATGAAAATCCAAACCATGTGTCAACTGAAAAAATTATTCAAATAGGAACTTACCCAATTGATTATTCATTCAACGAACTAAAACCTAAATATCTAATCGGAATGAGTGTACCTCCTGTTATGACTGCACAAATATCACATCAAATATATTTACAATGGTTTCATAAAGATTAACTAACCACACCAACTTATACGATTCTCTATTTTAAAATTAATTCAGGACTTATACAATGAAAAAGAAAACAGTTGATACCAAAATATCCAAAAAAGAGAAGCCGGCTAAAAGAAAATATACACGCCGTCAACTGAATTTGCGTTCACAACCGGAAAAGAATAAAAGGAAAATCGACCCTGATGACTTTTATAACAGATTATCAGAACGACACGGCAATTTATTTCTTACGGCAAGGTATTATAATATTTCACGTGTAACCCTTTGGCATTATATTAAAGACAATCCGGAATTAGAGAAAATTGTTAAGGATGTTAAGGAAACTACAGTTGATGTTGTTGAATCCACTATGATGAAGGAAATACTTGGAATACCCTTATTCGACGGTGAAGGATCGGATAAAAAACAAATCGGCTGGATTAAAGAACCTAATAGTACCATGATGATATTTTGGTTAAAGACACAAGCTAAGCACCGTGGTTATACAGAGCGTCAGGAAAATGTTAATGTTACCGTTGCTACATTTGATGACTTACCAAGTTTAGATGATGTGACCTAATTGAAAACGAATAATCACCCTATCGCACTTGCTAAATTAGATTTTCCGCAATATCAGTATCCGGCTCATATTAAATTATTGAATCGGAAATTGATAGAGGCTTCATTAACTCCAAAAAAGATTATTGTTAATATACCTCCAAGACACGGCAAATCTGAATTAATTTCACGGTACTTCCCTGCTTGGTATCTTTGCAATTTTCCTGATAACCGTCTGTTGTCTATAATGAACTCCGGTGATCAGGCAAACAAATACGGTAGGCACGTAAGGGATTTGATTGTTGATTTTGGACATTTATATAAATCGGCTCCACGTTTAAATCCTTCCTCAAAGTCAGTAACTGAATTTGCATTTGAAAATTATCGTGGCGAATATTATGCAAAAGGTGCAGGCTCTACAATAGTTGGTAAGGGTGCGGACATTATGATTATTGATGATCCTATCGGAAGCGTTGACCAAATTTTAACTGTTAAAAACAGAGATAAAATTTTCAACTTATTTGTATCTGATTATTTCAATCGTTTAGAGCCGAAAGCGTCAATAATTATTGTCATGCACCGCTGGCACGTGGATGACTTAGTTGGTAGATTAATTCAAATGGATTTGGGCTGGGAAGTTATTAATATCCCTGCAATTGCTTATGAGAATGATGTATTAGGGCGTAAGCCGGGTGAAGCTCTGTGGCCTGGAAGGTATTCAGCTGAAGACTTGGAAAATATAAAGAAACAATCCACGGCATACGTTTTTAACTCAAAATACCAACAAACTCCTACTCCGGAGGGTGATTCTTTATTCCCTGATTTTTATTTCTTATATACTGAAAAGAAAAATGATTATTTATATACTTTCATAAGCTATGACACGGCATTTAAAGACGGTGAACTAAATGACTATACAGGTTATGTTGTATTTGGAATAAAAGACGGAACTATTGACATTTTAGAATCAGGTCAAAAGAAATTACAATATCCTAAACTACGTGCTTTTGTTCTTGCAAACAATGAGAGGTGGAAGCCAAATGCCATTGTTATTGAAGATAAGGCTTCCGGACAGAGTTTAATTCAGGAACTAAAACAAATCAGTACAACTAAGGTAGTTGCTAAAAAAGCAACTGATAGTAAATACGCCCGTGCTATGTCCGTAACTTCACTAATGGAAAATGGTAAAGTCTTTTTTGTTGGTGCTAATGATGACCTTGTTAACCAACTCAGACAATTTCCTTTTGCAGAACATGACGACTTAGTGGATGCTTTTACACACGGACTTATCTATTCAAAGAAGTTTTTAAATACCGGACAGTATTATTTTTGAGAGTTTATTTAGTTCCTTCCAGTATTTCATTTACTTGCTCTGTCAAATGCTTCAATCTGTCAATGTCTCTATAATGTTGTTTTACATCCGATTCAATTTCACTCAGTATAACTCTAATTTCGTTTTCGTTTGCCGGTATTGTGTAAGTGTCAAAAGGATTTTCGTTATTAAAATCACCGTATTGAAAATTTATCCTTTCGTAGCTTTCAATATTGCATTTCACTTCAATTTCAATAATTGGTTTATCCCCCTCTTTTGATGTTATAGACCAGCCGTATAATTTTAGATTATCACTACTCATAAATCACCTTTTACAGTTTCTTTTAACAAAACCGCTTTTGCATACGGAAACGGGAACGGCTTATCTTTTGATACATCTAAATTATTAGTTTCGTTGCCGTTCAGGACTTCAAAGTTAATGTTGCCGTCGCTGTTATTATCAACAACATCAATAACAAAATAATCATTTTTTAACGTTTCTCTTGTTATATTTAATGACTCTTTATTGTGTTTCTGAAATTGTATGCTTGGGTATCTTACTACTAAAATTGGTTTACTCATTTCACTTGCCTATCTCATAATCAACAAACTTACTATTGCATTGTGTCTCAATAAACTTCATGATATGTTTAAATTCACTCCTGTTTTTGACTTTATGGTATGCCTTACCAAACTCAGTTTCCGTTGTGCAAATTACTTCGATGTTGTTTTCATTAACAGTAATCACATAATCAATTTTGGCATTATACACAGCATACTGAGCATTTACAATATGATTTTCTTCATCTGAAAATACGATTGTAAAATTATTTTTAAGCAACTCAGCTCTTAGATTCTTAAACGTTAAATCCTTACAATCAATTCTGTTACCGATTGTGGAACATGATGTAAGGATAACTAACAACAACAATAACTTTTTCATTCTACTATAACCATGATTTATTAAAAAATATTTTATTTACTATCTTTGTTTTTATAAGTGTTAAAACTGTTAATTGCTATTTGTATTGCATAGAAAATTATTGCAATTGAAATAAATCCTAAAAACAGCGATATTGTCTTAACGAGCGACACATCAAAAACAGGAAGGAATATTGCTAAACAGGCTAATACTGCAGCAATAAAAGCGATAATTGTCGGGATATAAATTTTCATTTTGGTACTTTTTTAATTGTTGATGAACTTATTTGGTATTTAATAGAAATTTCTTTGTCCGTTAGTCCGATTTTCCGTGCATCCTGAATCAGTCTTTCGACGGCACCTGAAATATGATTGAAAGTTGGTACATACATACCACCTGTTATATTCTCTCTGATTAATTGTCTGACAAAAAATATTCCTGTAATTTCGGATATTCTTTTCAGGTCTAAGGTTAAATCGTCTGATTCTACATAATCATATTTGTCTTCTCTCATTTTTATGCTCCTATTGAGTAAGTGCAATCCCTAATCAATTCAAGTCTTCTATAAATTGATTTAATTTCCTTATCGAGATTGCCAATTCTTCTAATTTCATCAGTAGTAATTTCCGTTAAGTTTTGCTTAGTAGCGGTTACCCAATGATATATGTCGTCATTTTCGGGTTCTCTAACTCTGATTTCAACAATGACTTCATTGTTTGCACCAGTTATAATTCTGTAATCCATTTTTTTGCTCCTACTTTTTATTAATTTACATAAATATTTTTTACTTTGTAATCCAATTAGCGAAACCGTCATAAATCGTTTTTAAGACGTTTTGTTTTGCTTATGTATAGTTTCTTATATCTTTTCATGTTAAATTGTGTTCTACCTATGCAGACTTTTGAAATTCCGATACTGTAAAACATTTATTAAACGTACTTTTCACTAAAACGGTTCAACATCATCATCGGTGAGGTATTGTACTTGCTCCAGGTACCTCTCACGGTGTTCCATAATCATTATCATCATAAAACAATCCAAAATCTTTAAAGAATCCAACTGTTTTACGTCCGGTTGGTCCGTCTCTTTGTTTAAGAATATCCAATTGAGCTTTATTTTGTGAATATTCGCCATTTTAAATTCAACTAAAGAACTTGACATTCCAATTGTAGTTTTAGCGCAAATTAACCGGGATGCAGAAAAAGGAAAATTTAAAGAACCATCACTTGGTGATTTGAGAGATTCCGGGAGCTTAGAGCAAGACGCTTATACTGTAATCGGAAT